TAGTGTTAATATCATTTTAAAGGAGGTGAAGAAGTATGAATATAGCAGATATTAACACTATTATCAGTTCTGTAGGATTCCCTATCGCGTCATTTTGCGCGTGTGCATGGTTTATCAAATATACTTATGATAAATCACAGGATATGACTACTAATGTTTTAAGCAAGTTATCTGATACCGTTAACGCTTTATCTGTGACACTTGCAGAGCTTAAAGAAAAGATTGATAATATTAAGGAGGAGTAATAATGAGTGAAGTCGAGATATGGAGTTGTACTAATGAGAAAGTATCAGCGTTTGTTAATGCAATATCACCGATTGTATTGAATGAGTATTGCAAGCGCATAGTTGAGGGTGATTCTGTCATTCTTCCATCGGTGTGTATAGCACAAGCAGCATTAGAAAGTGGTTGGAATATTAATGCTACAACATTATTCGGCATTAAGGGTAACGGCGTTTTACTCGACACAACCGAATACGTTAACGGCGAATATGCCAATGTACGTGATTCATTCGTACAATATCCGTCAATAGCTGACGCGGTACGCGGTTATTATAATCTGATGCAGTATGACAGATACAATAACGCTACTACATGTACTAACTATGTTGATTGTGCTACTGCAATGCAGTCATGCGGTTACGCTACAGACCCCGAGTACGCACATAAGTTAATTAATATAATCAACGATTTCAATTTGGATTTCTTTGATTCAGCCGATTATATCAATTCAATCTGTAAGGATGATATTGAATATTCATTTGATAATTTTCCTTTAGGCACTGACATTGAAACACTTGCATGGGCTGTTATCCGCGGTGATTATGGTAATAATCCCGAACGTAAGGAAAGATTGACAAGTGAATATAATGAGGAAACATATAACGCGGTACAGGAACGAGTTAACCAGTTAAAAGCAGAGGGAGCATGGTAAAGCATGGGAAAAAAACAGTACAATTATGATTATGATGCATTATTCGGCGCTGTAAGTAATTGGGATTTTGGGGACGGCGTACAGCCGTCCTCTTTATCATCAAAATCACGGCGGTTAAAATCATATAATATGTATGACTTAGACCGAACGCAATCAATGTTTAAATGGAAAGGTTTACAGGACAGTATACCCGAATGGATTCTTGAATGGTACTTGCAGGTAAACGGCGTTAATATCATTTTTGAAACCGAACCCAATAATCCTGTAATTTGTTTTGGCGGGTGGGGCGGTGAGCCTAACGAGTACTATCTACCAACAAAATTCATTGTCTCAAACCCATACTTGAATGTATTCAGAGAATTTAATATCGGGGATGATGATTGCGTCCTTGCAAAGAATGACACATTTTGTCAAGGCTTAATACCACTCTTAGACCGTTATAATTCACAGCTTGTAGAGAATGATATCACATTTAACATGGCTGATATCATGTTGAGGATACAGGCATTAATCAGTGCTGACACGGACGCTACTAAACAATCAGCGGATTTAATGTTAAAACAGCTAGTGAACGGTAAGTTTGCAACCGTGGGAACTTCTGAATTTGTCGGTAATGTTAAGGTATCACCGCTTGCAAGTGGCACAAGTAACACGGCACTCACGAACGCTATTGAATATCATCAATACATCAAAGCAAGCAAATACAATGAGTTAGGTCTACAGTCGAATTATAATATGAAACGTGAGAGCATTAACTCTAATGAAGCGCAACTCAATAACGATGTGCTTACACCGCTTATTGACGATATGCTTAAATGTCGTAAAAATATCTGCAAGGAAGTTAATTCAAAATTCGGCTATAATTGGAGCGTTGAATTAAGTTCTGCATGGCTATCTAACAAAATTGAGGAAAATGAAGAATTAAAGTCAATCAATGGGGAGGTGAAAACGGATGATGACATTGTCGAATCTATTCCCGACATGGCAGGGAATAATGACACGGATTCAGCTGACGCATAAACCAACATGGATAGCTGATTCTACAGTTGCAAGTAGGCTTGATATGCTGTATTTTGCACGTAGTGGCGAAAAATATGTGAGTCCGCTTGTATCGCATTACATTACAGATAATGAATTATCGGAGAGTAGTAAGGATACAATAATAGATAGCGTATATGATATGTATTCTCAAAATTGGGATGCATTATGGAAAGCTGTAAGTGCTGAGTATGAACCACTTGAGAATTATGACCGCACTACTACTATCAATGAGACTAACACGCGCGATGATAGTAAGACAGTCGATTATGAGCATACTGATACAGATACAGGAACGCTCAAGCATGACAGCACATCAACCGATACAGGTACGCTCAAAAGTGACAATACAAATGCTACTGATGCTACAAGCAACATATATGCATTTGATAGTACAGATACCACGCCATCTAACTCTGCAACTAATACTAACACAGGCAGTAGTACGGATACACATGATTTAACAACAACAACTGCTGATACTGATACGCATGATTTAACAACAACAACTGCTAATACTGATACACATAATCTAACTTATAAGAGGTCATCTACAGAAACACATGATAATAACGTGAGTGAAAATAACACACATAATGAACGTGTACACGGCAACATTGGTGTCACTACATCTCAGCAGATGCTAATGAGTGAGTATGATTTGCGTGAGGATTACAAGTTTTACGAGCAGATTTTTCAGGATATTGACAAGTGTTTAACACTTGCTATATATTAATATTATTAATTTTAATTAGGAGGATTTAAAAATGAAAGTAACACAAATCTACGATTTAATGAACACAGTAACGAATGAGTTACTTGGCAAGAGTGACGTGGTAGCAGAGGACTTAAGTAATATCGTTGACATTGGTACTGAGATATTCGACAATACAAGCGTGGAGAACTACACTAAAACACTTGTAGACCATATAGGGCGTATGGTATTTGTCAACCGCCCTTATGTAGGGCGCGTACCGTCAGTATTAATGGATTCATGGGAATTCGGCGCTGTACTTGAGAAAGTGACAATGGACATTCCCGATGCTGCTGTCAATGAAACATGGGATTTAACGGATAAACAGGTCTACGAACAGGACACATTTTATAAGCCGTCTGTGTCATCAAAATTCTTCTCAAAACGCGTAACATTTGAGATACCTGTCTCAATTACTGACGTACAGGTTAAGAGTGCATTCAGTTCCGCATCAGAACTCAACTCGTTTATCAGCATGATTTACAACGCTATCGACAAGTCAATGCGCATTAAGACAGATGCCTTAATTATGCGTACAATCAACAATTTTATCGGTGAGACTATACATGATGATTATGCAGAGACACCGCTCACAGACAAGTCTGGGGTTAAGGCTGTTAACTTACTTAAGAGTTACAATGACGAATTTTCACCGTCTACACCGCTGACCGCGGAAAAGGCTATCAATGACCCCGACTTCTTAAGATATGCTTCACTGACGATGAGTAAATACATTGACCGTCTTTCAAGTCTTTCTAGTCTGTATAACATCGGAGGGAAAGACAGACAGACACCGCGCGAATTACTGCATGTAGTAATGTTATCTGACTTTATTCGCGCAACTGATGTATACTTACAGTCAAGCACGTTCCATGACGAATACACCGCGTTACCGAATCATGAAACCGTACCATGTTGGCAGGGTACAGGACAGGACGCGTCTTTTGCTCACAACTCTTATATTCACATAACAACAGCAAGCGGTGCTACAATTGAAGTCGGCGGTGTGCTTGGTGTAATGTTTGACCGTGACGCTCTCGGAGTATCATGCCTTAACAGGCGTACAACTACACATTACAATGCACGTGCCGAATTTACAAATAACTTTAACAAAATGGATGCAGGATATTTCAATGACGGTAACGAGAATTTTGTAGTATTCTTCATTGAATAATGTTTCTCGTGAAACATTGGGAGGGTTCACGCCCTCCCATTTTTTAAAAAGGAGGTTTATATGGCACAACAAAAAATATATTTAGCGAATGGTCAAACAGTAATTTGTGATACAACAAAAACCACATCAGAGGGAACATACCGAACGGAATACATCTACAACGTATTTTGCGGTGGCTATGAAAATTATATTATCGCGAAACTGCATGCAAGGGAAAATATTCACGATGATTATACGATGAGATGGACTTTTCCATCGGGGGTATATCTTGAAATGACTTTTAAATATATAGTAGGAAATCAATGGAAGTATGATATTAAATTAACTGATGGTGTTACGGACTACCCTGTTTATATTGGTCGTAAGGACATATCCGATAGTGACCCTTCAACAACGTATTATTTAAGATTGTACATGATATATAATATCACTACTGATAAATTTGCAATATCGGTTGATAATTTTAGTTATGTAAATGGCAACCCACTATATACAGTTGCTCAAAATATGACTAGCGAACAAATGAGCGAATACAGCAACAATCAGAGTAACGATACACGAGTAGTTTATCCTGCTTTAATTACTGATTATTGCAACAACGATGCATCAATTTTGGGCGATGCTAAAGCTAAACCTGACCCATACAACCCCGGGGGGAGTGCAAACCCCGATGGTAGTGGCGGAGGTGGAGATTTTGATACGTCAACCGACCCTATACCGTTCCCCGAACTGCCATCTCTCGGTGCTAGTAGCACGGGATTTTTAAGCATTTACGCCCCGACTATTGGTGAAGTTAATCAGCTAGCGTCATATATGTGGACTGATGATTTTATTACTAATGTCAAAAAATTATACTCAGACCCTGCGGACGCTTTAATCTCGTTTGGTATAGTCCCATATTTCATTCCATCAGCTGTTGACGCTGATTTAAAAGTGGGTGGAATATCTACAGGATTGAGTATGCATAAAGCACTTAGTCAATATTTAGAGGTCGATTGTGGAACACTGTCATTGCATGAGTTTTTCGGTTCATGTTTTGATTACCAGCCATACACCTCATTACAGATATATTGCCCTTTTAGCGGATATCATACGATTGATGCAGATACCTGCATGAGTAATACATTATCATTAAAATATCAGTTTGACATCTTAAGCGGTTCTTTTGTTGCACATTTAAGAGTCGGTGACGCTGTAATGTATCAGTGGGGTGGTACTGCTTTAATGACATTACCAATTTCATCATACAGTATGGATGCTTTAATAAAAGGTGCTGTCACTGCTACTGCAAGTGTAGCAGGTGCAGTTGCAACAGGTGGCGCACTAGCACCGATTGCAGGGGCAATGACAGTCGCAAGCGTGACATCTATGAAACCCGAAATAAATCACGGTGGCAGCGTTGGTAGCGCGTCTGCATTATTTTCTGTCCGTCAACCGTACGTGATTATTAAGCGTCCGCGACAGGTATTGCCGAAATCACAAAATGTATTCACGGGGTATCCTGCTGTATATACAACAACATTAGGCACATTAAGCGGATACACGGAAATTGAGAGTATACATCTTGAGAATATGACATGTACTGACAATGAAAAATCGGAGATTGAAGAAATATTGCAACAGGGGGTTATATTATGAATATAGAATTATATACTAACAATTCGGAGCGTATAGCGGTTAATAAAGAGTTAGTGTCTGTCAAAACACTAACAGGCACGTTACGGGGTGAATGCTCAATCACAGCGCCTATTATTCAATGTACAGGGGGTTTGGAAGAATATACAAGCGTCAACTATGCTTATATATCAGACTTTAAGCGGTATTATTATGTCTCTGAGATTAAGAGCATACGGAACAATATTGTTGAATTAACGATGACTTGTGATGTTCTTATGTCTTTCAAGACTGAGTTTCTCCCCCAATCTGCAATTATTAAGAGACAGTCAGATAATTGGAATCTGTACATTGATGATGGAAGCTTTAAGGCGCAACAAAATTCGAGAGTACAGGTTAAAGCGTTCCCTAACGCGATTGAGGGTGAAAGTTTCGTGCTAGTGTTAGCAGGCACAACATAATATTTCACGTGAAACATTTTTTAAAAAGGAGGGTTATTCCCTCCTTTTAATTTTGTCTGCACCACTTAAGATAATTAGATATTATGTCACCTACCTCATTATCTTGATAGAATACTTTTTGAATTTGATAAAACCATTTTACTTTTTTAGTGATGTCATCACAGGCATTTAATATGTTACGTCTGTAATTATTTTCTGCATGATATTCGATTGTGTATATTAAGTCTTTATTGAGATTCCGTATCGGTGTAGTCTTTCTGTGTATGAATGTAAATAACATCCGTTCTTTCTGTACTATTTCACACTGCATTAATTCATCGTTAAACATGATAAAATATGTGAATATTATATCTCTTTTATTAAATTTAACGGGACAATGTGGATATATTTCAAGCTCCCATGTGTTATTTCCCTGCCCAGTTATCATTTCAAGCTTAGGATTATTGAACGCAAAATATATATCACTTGATTTGCCATTTTTGGTTACACTGTCTGTAAATTGTACAGCTACTTTTAACAAAGATTGACCGTAAGAATAAACCTCCAAATCTCCCTCTTTCATGTTCTTGACATTACTCAATCCCATTTCACGAAAATAAGGGCAGAATTTAGATATTGTATTGCCTAATAGGTATACCACTACGTCATTACGTTGTCGGATTATAGTTGATAATACATTGCAAAATATAACAAATTCATCTTCTATATATCCATCTCGGGATATTGCTTCATCAAAAACAATAATAGTGATGTCGGGATATGACGTTGACTTGTCATGCTCCATTTCTGTCAGTGCGAACGCATAACAGAAAGGTCTCTCATCTGTTACACGCTTGTTATTCTCGTCATAGCGACAAAGATACCACCTACCACTCCAGTAATATATGTTATCCCATACACCTTTAGTCCATTTTGATATTATGCCACTCTTCACTATATCGTCAAACATTACCTGTCCGCGCTTCCCCTTGAAATCTTCACGCCATCTTCTTAAATATGCGGATTGCTTACCATGTTGACAATAGTTTTTTAGCATTTCAAGTTTACATGCATAGCTTTTACCGTTCGACCTCTGCCCTATAAGCCAGTTATATTGAGCATGCTCTTTTTTAATTCTGTCCAATGTGACATACTTGTTATTGTCTTTTTTTAACATAGTTGCTCCTTAATGTTTCACGTGAAACATTTACAT